CATTTGTGATAACGCACAATTCACCTACAGGATATATAATACTTTTATACGGTGCACTATCTATCGCTGCCTGTATTTTTAATTCGTCGTGGTCGCCGTCGCACACGACAAATATTTGGTTTTTGGTTTTCGCCGACGCACCTGCTGTAGGGATTGGTGTATTTTTATTTCCACCTACATATATTTCAGCCTCTGATTTGTCATCGCTATACGCAATAGCTATTTCACCTTCCGAAAGTGTTAATCTATTTATATTGCTTTTCAAACCGTGCTTTGCTATAAATCTTGTTGCCATTCTATCAATCCCCCTTTCCTTAATACGTTCCGCAATCAATGACCGATGTTACTTGTGCAGACAGTTCAAGTGGGTTAAAATCACCACAGTCAAAACTGTTTTCAGGTTCGCTGTCAAAGTTACCGCCGTCAAGCTCTGCTCCCGACTGTTCCATACCGAATATACCGCCGTCGTATGATGTAATACCGATTGCTGTGTACAGATTTTGAAGTTCGTTCGTATACGCATATACTATTTCTTCGACAAAAGCCTTAAAATCAATATAGTCAAAGTATTTATCAAGGTCTTTCACCTTGTCCCATATTGCTACTCTATCTTCTGTGATAGTATCAAGTACATTCTTGTTACTGTGCTTGTGAGCCAGTGTTTGCAGTGTATTCACCACATTTTCAAGCATTTCCCTTGCGTTTATTTCATCATCAAGTTTTGCGTTTGTATCGTCAATCTTGCCGTTTAACACGCTATCCATATCTTCAAGAGATTTTTGTATAATCTCAATTTCAGATTTGGTTATGTACTCTTTATCATTAACAAGTTGCGATACAAGTGTAGGAACACTTAAAGCAAGTCTTAAACTCTCTTTTGAAATATCTTTTTTGAGTGATATTCCTGCTATTTGAGTTATTTTCAGAACGTATTTATTAAGCAAGTCAGGTGTTTCAGAGCCGAAGTCTGTCTTTTGATAACATACATTACCCTTCATTTAACCACCCCCATTAATTTAAACGCACCCTTACACATAGATTACAAGGCTTTGTGTCCTTGTTTTCAAACTTCAACGCCGATACAGTCTTATTTACAACATAGTTTTCTTTGACTTCCGACCATAGTTCGGTCTTATGCGGTTTTCTTGACATAGTGGCATATAAAGCAACGTCGTCACCGTCACATTGCCACCCTATATCGTTCACACCTCTCTTATTTGCCGATACAACAGGCATTTTAAGATATATTATCTTTCCCGCTCCGACTGTATCTTCATATACATAATCGAAGCCGGTTGTCATTCGCTCGAATTCTTCCATTTCTTCTGCGTTTGTTGGTCTGTCATACATCATTATTTATCCCCCTTTTAAACTCAACGTGTGCCATACCGCTTGCATAGTCGATAGTAAAGCTGTGCAGGCTGTCCATAGGCAAATCAACAATTTTGTCAGTAGTACAGTCTTCGTTTTTATAGATAATTTTTATGTCCTTGAGATATTGTTCTTCAACAATCATTCTCTTCATAGTTTGGCATATCTCTATATCTATTGAGAATAGCCAAGCCGTTGGTTTTCCGTTTACAAACAACAGCGTTTCGTTTGGGTTTTTACACGCCATTGCGGCGTTGTCGCCTATTCCAAATAACATCATATATTTTCCTCCTTAACTTGCGCTTGACGGTAAGCCTACTACATTACAACTTGAAAAGTCCCAAGTACCCAATGGATAACATTTTTTTTGGTCGTAATTGTAACCAAACAAAGCCTTTCCCCAAGAATACATACGCATAACACCTTTGCCTGCTTCACTTAAATAAATTCCCCAAGCACAATCATTGCTTATTGCTGTTGCTCCTTCGCTTGCGTCTTTTTCAAATATACCTACATCGCCCAAACCGCTTGCTATTTTAAAGTATCGGTTTCTCACCAAGCCTCCGTAAAATTTCGCCGCCTCTATTTCACCGTTTGAATAGAGATTTCCATTGAGTTTAACGTTACCGTTTAAAATAAATCCGTCTGATGTTTGCGTAAATGCGGAATTAATACCGTTTTTTTCGTCATACTCTAACCAATCTTGTAAAATATCATTAAAATAATAATATTTACTGTTATACTTGTAGAGTTTTTCTTTATCCAACGTTTTATCGCTTGCGGACGGTTTTTCTTTTACTGTGACAGCCTCTGATGTATTCATTTTTTCGAATGCAAGTGATTCAATCTTTTCTGCTGTTTGATTGAACTGTGTTTCCACACCTTTCTTTAGCTTTGAAACCCTTGTAGATATTCCGTCGGCAGTCATAGTGAACGTTGAAGATAATGTTTCTACTGAATTATCCGTGTATTCTTGACTTGATACTACTGACATTTCAATAGCTTGTGCCGTTTGCGATACGGTTGAATATTGATTTAGACTGTTTTCTAAGTCCTCATACGATACTTTGCTTTCTATCTTTTCAGCCGTTACACTGAATTGAGTATCATAGCCGTTTAATTTTTTTCGCAAAGTGGTTGCGAGGTTGCTTTCGTCTATGTTGTCTAAAGCGTCCTCTAATGTCCTTTTCAGCTTAACGTAATTGTCGTTTAATTCCGATACCGTTTCTCTAAGCTGTTTGTAATTCATATTGTTAATATCATCTTGATGATACAAATAACTCACCTCCTGGAGTAATACCGAGTTCCATTTCATAGAAACGCACATAGCCGTGTCCCTCAAAATGTAACTTGTAGCCATAATTAGCGGTCATTCGTGGTTTTAAGCGTATTGCTTGCATACCTTTCCGACCGTTACTGTCATATAGCAACTGCGATGTTTCAGGATTAAATTTTTCATTGTCGTACAGTGCATACACCTTGAAACGCCCCTCAATATACGCAAGCATTTGAAATTTTGCTATATGTTTGATATTTACTGTCTGATATGTGCTTGATGATGATGATGATGTCAGTATGGTTGATAAATCTGTTTCACAGCTCCAATCATCCGTATATTTGTTCGTATCCATTTTGTATACAACACCGTCTTTGCATAACATATACATACCGTTTTTGTTATGTGCAAAGCCTAATACTTCACTTTTGATTGCTTGTTGCGACCATTGACCGACCATTGTGTCATACACAAACAGATACATTTCGCCTTGTCTGTCTGTACAATACAAGTAATAGTTTCTTCCGTCACTACCCGATACAGCACTTTTGAACTCGTCAATTCCAAGATTGTAGCCAATCTCACGCGGTTGTGAGCCTGTATACACTTTGATTTCATTATCTGACGCAAATATCAGTTTGCCGTTCACCTCTTGTATGCTCCTGTTGTCAATAGACCCCTCCGCATACACGTCAACCAATCTGAACGGATTTTTACTGTTGTATATTTCGTGCATAAAGTCACGTTTAAAGCAAACAACGTGGTTGTCATACACTGTTATACCTGTAAAGTTACCGCCTGCTTTTGTGTTGGTTTGTGAGGCACTGCTCCACGCATTGCTTTCGTTACTTTCAGCTACGGTGTCTAAGTTCCAATTCGTATAGTCGTTATAGCCTGAAACGTGTACTCTATCCTCATCAACTCCGAAAAGTCGTGATAAATGCACTACTGCATACTTTAGATTAGGGAACGACGGCGAAGCAGTTATTCCAAACCCACTTTTTCCGTCACCTATATCGCTACAAAATTGATAGGTTTTATTATTGTATGTGTTAAGCCAATAGCAACTCTTATTGCTCCCCTCAGGCGGTGCATAGTTTTCGGTAAATTCATAATACTTTGATACTTTCTTGCCGTTTTCAAGGTTTTTAATCAATTCGTATTTGTATTTATCGGCGCTATCCTTATCGGTGCTTTCGGTTCTTTTGTAATATGCTTTTGCCGTAACTTCTTTGTCGCTTATCTTTTCGTAATAATCGGTTATATTCGTACCGTATGCAATATCAGTTACTTCCTCATACTCATACGGTATTATCGTACCGTTATCATCAGCTTTTCTTACGTATAGTTTGGTTTGAACCGTACCTGTGCTATCAGAAACCTTTTCATAGTAATTACTTATGTCTGAATTATAATCAAGTTCTGCATATACTCTTGTATATGTGTAAGGGAATGACGTACCTGTACGTTCGTAAAAAGCTACATTAGTCATTTGTTTTAAAGGTGAAAATGCCCTTATATATAAGCCTGCTACACTATCATCATTCTTCAAATCAGTAACCGTTATGTAAGTGTATGGTGAACACGTTCCTTGTCGCTGATAGTACACAATTCCATCGTTCTCGTTATAACTACCCGACCATTGCTTTTGGTATCCGTCATAAAACCTCGCTTTTTTGCTACTGTCTTTGTTATATTCCGTCTTTTTGTAACCGTCATTATACGTTTGTTTACTTGACTTTCTGTAACCGTCATTGTAATACTCGTCTTTCGTCTGAGTATATCCGTCATTGTAGTATTTTTTTATTTCAACGTCCAAATTGCTTGTTTTAAAGTAGTTCACGCCACCTGTCAAAGTAAATCTGCCTATCGCCCCATTCCAAACATAGTAAGTTTTTTTGCCACTGCTTTCTTTTTGACAATACATAACATCAATATCGGCATTGCCGTCCTCAACTGCCTGTTTGTCAAATGTAGTAGGGTCTTTGTCTGTATCTACAATCTTCATAAACATAGATACTTTGTCAGGAAACAGTATCAATTTCTTTACATATGTGCCGCCAAGTACATCAACGGCATTTTCATATACATTGAATTGCACCATACTACGCTGTATCGCGTCAGTTTCTTCTGTCACACCCTTTTTTATTAGACCTGTATATACTTTTGTGATTTGTCCTTTACTGTTTTTCTTGTCGCTCAAAACGAGATAATCAAGTTTTAATTCTGTATCATCACGATAGATAACAACAAGGAAATCATCAAAACTGAATAGCGATATAGGGTGTTTGTATTCAAGTCCCATATCGGACAATATGTCTACCCTGCTTTGCGACGGTGTTAAATAAGGTGCCTCGGCTGTAGAAATGTTGCATTCCATAGACAAAGCACCTGTATCTATAACTTGCCGTCTGTTTAAACCGCTCCAATTCAGTTTGGAAAGGCTATATTGCTTTAGTGCCTGTGGTAATGGTACTTGTCCGAATTGTAATTCGTTTTGTTTCTTTGCCATATAACCTCTCCTTTACTGTCCGAATTGTTGGGCTTTATCAGATAGCCATTGTTTGAAATTTTCAAGTAAAATATTGTAATTGTTGAGCCAATTTGACGCAGAACCGTACTCATTTTCAAGCGAATACGCCTCGCCTCTCAACTTTGACTTTACCAATTCGATAAATTCTATCGGTATCATCACGTTACCGTCTTGTATTTCGTCATTTTCATTTACTTTTATCAATTTAGGCTTGATATGATAGATTAATTTAATAAAATTAGGTGTTTTTTGCATTTTAACAGCTAAATTATCACCTTTTTTATAAAAACAATCGGGAAATACGAAACCGCTCGTTATACTCGTCTTTATTAATTGTGTTGTATCTGCATACACCACATATATATCTTCAAACCGTATCGGTGCTTCATTATCCGAAACATCAAGGCTTGCAAGTTGTATAACGTCCTCTTGCGGTTCGGTAATTATCAAGTCGTTTTGTTCTTTTATAATCGCACTGTATAACAGCCATTGCAGGCTGTTCAGCCACGTTACATACGTCGAATTTGTGATAGGAAGTGCGACGTCCACTTCACTCTGTAATTCTGCTATTAACGCTTTTGCAGATATTCCACTGTCAAACACTTCTCTACCACCTCATTCGTCGTACACGTCTGTTATGTGCGTGATTTTTCCAATAATGCACATAGGCATTTCTTGATTTTCGTGTAAATTCTTGTTTGAATATACCTTGTTGGTCGTAACCGCAAAGGTATAAGATATTGTCCACGATTGCCGGAGTATAAAGCGGTAATACGACGTTTTCGTCCGATAAATCGTGTACCGGTGTAAAATGCACACCTTCTTTGAATAGTAAGTCGGGATATAATGCTTCAAGTTCTGCAACGGTGTCGTTAAAGAAATTAAAGAACCGTCGCTGTTCCAAAGGCACTTTTAGACTTACCTTTTCGTATATTTCTTTAAGTGTTACTTCTGCTTGTTCCAATTTATCACCGCATTTCAGAAAAAAATATTTCAGCAAGTACCTAAAATAACGGCAAAAATAACGGCAAGGCAACATATAATCACCTTGCCGTTAGAATTAAATACAGTTGTAAATTCTGATTAGACCGCCCGGATTTGAGCAGATAAGGTCACCGTAGTTTGCAAGCAACGCTCTGTAAACTGATGAATTTTCCTTTAGGTTGAAAATACCACCGCCCTGTAGGTCGGCAAACTTCCATTCCTGTGTATGTAGTTCAAGTGCTGATGTATCAACACCCCAAATTTCATCATCCGGCACGAACATTTCGTTGACAACATCAACCTGTCTGTTGCCGAAAGCAAACTGAATTGATTTGAAACCACCCTGTAGTGTGTTCTGTTCAACTCTGATATTGTTTACTCTTAGATATTCTGTGTAGTGGTCGTACGCTTCGTCACCACACAACAACATATCAACCTTTGAGTTCTTGTCCTTTTCGGCACGTCTTAGAGCCTTTGTGATAGTGCTGTCCTCAACATTATCATTTGCGTTAATAACAATAGGCTTGACAATCGGATTGTCCGCCTTGCTTACACCGTAAATTGTCGAAACTTCATCATCAAAGATAGCACCAAGACCTGTGATTTCACGATTAAATGAGTTCTGCACCGTCATAAAGCCGTCAACAAGTGCTGTTGTAGGTGCTTTGTCAAGGATAATCTCATAGTTACCGTTGCTGTTCTTTGTACGGTTAATTGCTACAATTCGTAGTTTTTTAGCAACCGCGTCGTTTGGTGTTGTAGCCGCAGTTGGATAAAAATCTACAATTAGACCTTCCTTGACATACTTGATGTCAGTTACTTCAACATTTTTTGTTGGTGTTGTCTGTTTAACAACCTTTGTCAATACACCTGTACCGTTACCAAATAGCGAACGTCCGACGTTCCATTTGGCTGTTTCGTACGCTCCCTTAACTTCTGTGTCAAGTGCATTTGCCATAGAGCCGTCCTTGCCTGTAAGCTGTACAGCTTTGATTGACAATTCAACGTTTGAGTACATATCTTTTGCGTATGTTCTGAAACGCTTGAACATAACGTTACCTGCTTCAGGTGTCGCAAGTCCTTCTTCGCCGTAGCCAAAACCACCCGATAGACCGATTGGAGCTGACGCAACAATCTCATTTGCTACCAATGGCTTTTTCTTGATTTTTGATAGCAACGGTGAAGGTTCAATGCCGAGCAAGTTATTCCATACCGGCAAATAATTAGATTTTAGAGCCTCTTCAATAGTTTTTAAGTTTTGTTCTCTTCCCATTTAAAAATTCTCCCTCTTTTGTAATGTGGGTACGTTATTTCCCTCTGAACATATCTCTTGTTCTTTGGGAAGCGTCGTCCCAAGTTGTTGGTTTTTCTTTTATTGTTAATGCCGCGTTTACAGCGCCGTTTGACGCTGACATTGCAGGCACTTGCTGACTTTGTTTAATGTCGTCCAATCTCTTTTTTTCAATCATTTGTTGAAATTCGGGATTGCTGTCGTAGTATTTCATTAATTCTTCTGCTGTTGGGTCTGACGGTGGCGGTGTATTCGCGGAATTTACGCCGTTTGCAATCATATACGCCGTCAAATACTTTTCGTCCATAGGTATATCGTCGTTGGCTAACCACTTGTTATGCTCAATGATGTAGTCTAGCTGTGGCAACATATCGTTAATACCTTTCAGTTCATCAACGCCGCTGAACGCCTCAAGCATTTCCCTTTTTTCTTTCTCACGCATACCGTCCTTTGCGTATTGCAAGGCGGGTTCAACGTCTTTTAGCACTTGCTGTGTGACGTATTTTTGCATTGCATTTGCATAATCCTGTTGCATTTTCTGAACAGTTGCATCGTCCTCGAACGCTAAACGGTTTACATCCAACATCGGCATTTGCATTGCGTCTTCTATAATCGCTTGCTCACGTTGCTGTGATTGCTGTGTTATAGTCTGTTGCAATTCGTTATTTGTCTGTCTTAGCTGTTCGTTTTCTTCCATTATGCGTTGATAATCTTGTTCACGTTGTGCCACCGCTTGTGCCGCCGCCTGTGCTACATTTGCCGCCTCATCAACCGCGTTATTATCCTGTGTCGGTTGTTCTTGTACTTGTGGTTCTTGCGCTTGTCCCTCCTGTTGCGGTTCTTGGGGGGTATCTTGTGGGGTATCTTGGGGGGTACTTTCTTCACCCAATACCTCTTGACCGTCAAACATATCTTCGGTCGCTTGCTTTGCGTCGTCGAAATTATCCATTATGTATAGTCCTCCTATCTTTGTCCTTGTTGTGCCAACATAGCTATTACATTCTGCTGTTGGTCTTGCGCCTGTGCCTGTTTATGTAGTCTGATATGGTCCTCTAATGCTTTTGCATATTCGGGCTTTTTCAGTTTTAACAGCTGAAAGTCCAACTGCAAGATATACCGCAGATGTTCGTCTATGTGTATATCGTGGTCGTCAAACTCTGATACTCTCGGTACTGCACCCTGCTCAAAAAATACATTTTCGCGTTGTGCCGCTTGAATTTGCAGTGCATTGATGTTCATTATTTCGGTGTAATTGCCTACTTTCATAAACTCCAACGCCCTCTGTTTTACGCGTTCAGGTATCTGACCGTTTGCGTCTGTAAACAGCCCCATTTTGTATGCGTCGAAGAAACGCTCCTTTTGCACCTCTTCCGACATCAACAGTTCATTTTCTGTGACGTATTCCACGTCATAGCTGTTAATATCGTCGCTATTCCAAATAATCGCATTACCGATACGATTTTTACCTGTGCAATTCAGCACACGTCGTGTATTTGCGTATTTTTTGTAGATTTCAAGCCACATTACCGCCAAATTTTTGATACTGTTTCGGATATGGTCGCCTGTCAGTGATAGACGTGTATTGTCTATGTCAACAAGGTTCTGTATAGCTGTACCTGACGTTACGCCTGCAGGCGTTGCACCGTTCATCATCAGCTGTGATACACCTGCTACATATTCCATATCACTTTTTAAGTTGTATCGTTCTGTCATAATCTCTGACGGTAAATTGCCATTCGGAATAGGTATCGGTGGGTTTGTTCCCTGTCTGTATACCAACATTGCACCCGGTGCCGCACCGTTTTGTTCAAATTCTTCGATGTCGATACTGCCTTCTTCAGCGTAGAAACCCTGTATTGCAATGCGTTTGATGTATTCGTGTATTCGGTTCAGACAACCGTTATATGCCCTCTGACGCGGTATCAAATCTTCGATTATTGATTTCCCAAAAAACTGTCCTGCCGATTCGCGACACATCATTTGCGTTAATGGTATGCGTGAATACGGTAGCGGACCGTAATAAACCAAATGTTCGTCACCGACAATGATTATCATTCTTCCACTCGGTCTGTGTTTTGTCGGACGTTCAAAGTATGTAATCACCTTTGCGGCGTTATCTACCGAACGTGTACCCAATGTTGTGACGGTATTCTCATAACCGAAACCACCTCCGGCAACAACCGGCGTCAGTTCAAACGTTTCAACCGTTGTACCCTCAACCTTGATACCGTATAGGTCGTATATTTCCTCTTTGGTCTTGACTTGCTCCAAAATGATTGAACGCTGTGCCTCTATGCCTTCTTTAAAAATACTTTCAGGAAACACCTCATACGGCGTTATCAGTCCGTACTCCAAATCACCTTGATAAAACGCTTGTTCAAACTTTTGCTCATTGCCTTCATCGTCAACCGTAATGACTTTTTCAGTAGCGTATTTCTCACCCTTGTCCTTATCCCACCACGATAGCCAAAAACAGTTACCGCACAATTCATTCCACTGTATCGCAGTGTTTTTCTTGGTGTCGAAATCGCTTGAAGTCTGCAAATACTGTAATATCGTAGTTGATGTTTCAGCCTTTGCGTAGTCCTCTAATTCGTTCGTGCGTGGATTGACTTTCATTCTGTAATTGATTTTCTTTAAGTTCGCAATTCGTGTATCAATCAGTGGTGCAATTTGATTAAACGTTTCGCGTTCCAACCAATCGTATACAGGCTCTAACTGCTCTATTTCGCGACTGTATGGGTTAAAATCGCAATACTGATTACCGACTAAAAAATTAGCATTTAGATGCCATTGTGTTTCCAATGCCGAACGTGCTGAACGGCGTTTCTCTAATTCTTCGTGAATATTTGCGATAATATCTTCTTTGTACAGCTGATTTCCGTCGTCGTCGGTGTCAATTACTCTGTCAACTTCTTCATCATCTGCACTTTCACTGTTAGGTGGTGAAAACATACTCTTTACGCTCACTTTTATGCCCTGCAATACAGGTGAATATCTCAAATTCATTATTCATCACCCACCTTTACGTCGTTCTTGCGCCACCTATTCAAAACGGCTTTATGCCTGCTGATAGGTTGCTTCGGCTCATCGGCTTTGATATTGTTGTATTCAGTCATATTTCTGCACATCAACCTGTTATACAGGTCTTTGCGTTCGATATGTTGTACTATCGTCATTCCTACTACGGTTAGTGTCTGAATAGCTATAACGCATAGCAGAAACCCTGTTACATTCATAGCCACTCCCCCTTAACTAACTTGCAAAATACTCTCAATCAATGTTTCTTTGTCGGCGTTTGCGTTGATACCCATTTCTTTGGCGATTTTCTTTAAATCGTTGTATTTAACACCGTCCAAATACTCCTTTGTGTACGGAATAGGGTATTCTTCTGTGTTGTTATCCTCTGTTTCAATTGTTTCTTCCGCGTTTTTAACTGTTTTCTCTATTCCACCGTGGAAAAATAGCGGTGGCGGTGGTACTGATACCGTCTTTTTCTCCGCTGACGGGTCGTATTCTGCAACAGCTTTAACCGCTTTCTTCAAACATTCTTCACAGATAATGACACTGTTACCGAATTCGTTTGTATTTGTCAGTGAATATGTATCGGTATTTTTGCACCCTCTGACTTCGCATTTTTTCTTTATCTTCTTGATTTTCATTAGAAATAGCTCCTCCTTTTTTGTGTTTTGCCCTTTATCGCTCGCTCTCTGTACTTCTGTATCGCCGTCTTTTCCTCTTTCGGAGGCTTTGACGGTGATGTAAATTGCAACACGAAATACCGCAATGCGTCAGGTAAATGTGTTATATCGTGCGGCTCTGTCGCACAATCCGTTGGGTGTTTCGTATCGCGTTGTAATGATGTTAAACAGTCGATTAATTCAATGCAGTTATCAAATATCATCAATCGACTACTGCCGTTTTTGACCTGTAATAAATCTTTGACTGCCAACCACCCTGCTTCACGGTTATTTGAACTTTTCAACAATGGCAAACCGCCCTCTCGGAACAAATCCGCTTTTGTCTTGCCACTTTCTTGCGTTCTGCCCCACATATCAGGTGGGGCGGCGGTGTATTCTATTCGTTCGTCAGTCGGTGTCAGATTGACTATTTCCCCCGCACCGGCTGAAATAACTTTGTTGCTTTCGGCATACTCACGGTAAACGTAGTAGTTACCGCGTTCATCAATAGCCACCCATACACATGCTAAACAGTCTAAACCGTAGTCCATTCCGCGATATTTACGCCAATGTTCAGGAATTTGAAACGGTTTAACAATATGTATTGACCTGTCAAATTCATCAAAATAGCGCCCTTCAAGCAAATCCCAACTGCCGTCGCGCCATGCTTCTCGCAGTCCGTCGGGCAGATTATTTAACATATCAACATAGCCTGTATCTGTTTCCAATAACACCGCATTATCAAACACCGTCGCAGGAATGAACATATAATCGTTAGGATTTTCTGCATTCCTGTATTTTCGTGATACAAACAGACGTTTTACCCATTCGTGACCGACACCGCCGGGGTTACACGTCAGATACATACGTTTCGGAAACGAATTAGCACCTCTGATACACGCCGTCAGTGTTGAATATTGATACTCGGTGAATTGCGTAGCCTCGTCCATAAATATCACGTCGTATTCAATACCCTGATACTGATTGACGTCACTCTCACTGTCGCAATACCCCATTTCCAACAATGAACCGTTATTGAAATAGAAACATTTTTCCTGTTTGCTATATCTCGCTATACCTTTCAATAGCGGCTCTAACTCGCGAACGTGATTACGCTCCAAGTCCCTGTATGTCCGTCGCAGGAATAACATTTTTATGCCTGCATATCTGATAGCCAATAGTACCGCTTTCATTCTGACCGCCCACGACTTTCCGCCGCCTCTTGCTCCGCCGTACATAATCATTCGGTTATGTGCGGTGAAAAACTGTTCCTGTTTCGGATTTGTGCGTGATAGGTCTAATTTCAGACTATTCTGCATATTTCATCACGTCCTGTGGCATTTTAATTTCAATAGTCGTGTTCTCGGTTGATTGACCTTGTGCCAATGCACGCTTATCATACAGAGTGCCGACTGCTGTGCTGATTTCGCTTAACTTGTGCAGTTCCAAAGCCTTTATTTTAGATATCAAGGCTTTTTTCTGCGGCACTGTCATATCTTCGTCGTTGGATACTTTATCTAATAGTCCCTCCAATTCTTGTTGGTACTTCAATGCCGTTTCCATACGCCTGTTAATCAGTTCCGCGCCGTTTTCAATAGCCTTACTCGCCGTTTCAATGAAACCCTCGCGGACTTCTCGCCGTTTTTCTGCATATTCGTCCATATCAGGCGGATGTCGTCGCCACCACGATTTTAACGTGTTTACGGGAATGCCCATTTTGCGTGATACTAATTCCCAATTTCCCAATACCGTGTATTCCGCAAATGCCTGCTCACGGTCGGCGTCTGTATATGTTCTCTGTTTTGCGATGGCTGACACCCCCTTTTCATCAATTTAATATTTCCGTCCCCACCGACAATCAGTGAAATATTAACCCACCGTCCTCACGACGGTTCTACCTACTATATGTAGTAAATCAAATCTATCCCCCACACTATTTTCCAATTTTAATATTTTTGCATTTTGTATATATTGCATAAATTATCATAGGAATATATGTACACTTTTCATAAACATATTTAACTTTAGCATAAAAGTATTGACTTTGGCATAAAAGTTTGCTATAATATAGTCAGAAAATAACAAAAGAGGTCAGCTGAAAGGCAAGAGAAAGGAAGATTAAAATGAAAGAGTATTTAGTTTGTAACATAGACGGAAGAGGTCAACTAAGAAAGGCAAGAAGATTGACTGATGAAGAGAAAAAGCAATATGTAAAAGAATTTAGAGATAGAGCTTTTATAGGTATCAGAGGTGAGAGTATAGATTTAAAATATCTTATGTTCGATGAAATTCTTGGATTTTTAAACAGAGAATCGGACGGACAATTTACCAGTTCATCAGGAAATGTTTATATCATAAATCAAGACGAATGGGACGAATTAGTCCAAATGAATAGTGAAAAAGAAAAAATAGCAAAAAGAAAAGAAATTGAAGAAAATATTGTCTCTTGGGAACAAATAGTTCAAAGATGTGAGGCTATAAAAGCTGCAGGAAATTTGTATAGCACAAAAGAAGAAGCACAAAAAGCAAAGAAAAAATATAATGATTTCTATAATGAAGGTGAAGACGGCTATGTTCCTCATTTTTGGACAGCAGAAGAATATGAGGATGCAAAAGCAAAATTGAAAGAATTACAGAGTGAGTTAAAAAAGTATATGTAAAAGTGCAATTCCGACGCATTTCGGTGCGTCGGTGCAATGCAGAGGTGCAATATGATAACAAGACAAGAAAGGAAGATTAAAATGAAAGAATATAGAGAACCTCTATCAATAGAGGTGGAAAAATATGAAAGAGTGTTTACCGAAAGCGGTAAGGCTCTTATAAAAGAAATCACATCAAAAACACCTTACACTGAAGCTCCAAGGTGTCCCGAGCCGAACGGAACTCTCCGTTTTGGTATACCTGAAACAGAGAGCGATAACACCTCATATTGGATTGAGGTAACAGGCTGGGAAGACGAAGTAATAGGTTATCGTTGCGGAAATGGTCAAGGTTGCTTTACAGTAGAGGACTTTAAAGCCAATACTGTAGAAGATTTTATCAATGATAAAATCAAATTTAATTAATAGGAGGAATGTAAAATGCAAAAAATCATTAGAGGAAAAAGGTATGATACCGACACTGCACAAAAGGTGTGCAGTTACGATAACGGCTTGCCGGAGAGCGACTTTGACGCCCTTTGCGAGCAACTATATATAAAGCGTACCGGAGAGTTTTTCTTGTATGGCTACGGCGGTGCAAGAACGGCTTATGCCGAAGCCGACGGTAATATGTGGACTTCGGGTGAGCGAATTGTTCCACTTTCGGAGGCTGACGCAAAAGCGTTCGTTGAAGAACACGGTACTCCCGAAGTGTACGAACAGTACTTCGGTGAAGTGTCAGAGGGTGATACCTACCGAACAACAATAACCCTTTCTGGAACAGCAAAAAAGAAACTTCAATCGCTCGCCCTCGAAAAGCGAGAGAACATTAGTCAAATTATCGAGAGGCTGATTGAAAACGCATAACAAAAAAGACGGTTGCCGTTTGGTAACCGTCTTTTTTAGGAATAAATGAAAAAATATAATATCTCTCAAGTGAGCATATATATTATATCACATTTTCTACCGCAAGTCAAAGTGAGTTAAGTTATACCTAAATCGTTTATAGAATTCGCGTTTTAGATTAAATAACCGTTTCGGGTGCAATCCGTATTGCATTTGTATGTAAACGTGATTGACGGAGCTGTCCGTCAGAAATTTATACAGTGCCTGATAGTCCTCTCCTGCGACCTCAAGACACATATTCAGCACTGCCTTATCTTGCTCCGGCAGTCGTTTAGCATTAACGCACAGAAAATATATTAATCCTTGCGTGTTATAGCTTATTCCTAATTTGTCTAACGTCCTTGAATATCGAAACTCCGTCAATCTCTCGTCCTCCTATTCTTTCGCTTTCAGATAATCTATCTGACCGTCACTGTAAAACACCATACCACAATCATTACGCAATACTTCTCTGATTTCCTTTATCTTGCCTTTCGGTATTTCTTTCATTACTTGTTTTGCCACTTTGCCGATAGCGTTCATTCTCTTTTTCTTCCACCCCATTTTAAAATACAACACATACAGTGTCACAGGTAATATTGCTTGCATTTTGCAGACTGCCATTTTTAGCTTGTCCTCTGCTGATGTATCTGTTTTAATTTTTAATGGGTCAAAGTCGCTCATCAATTCCACATAGTCGAATTGACATTCGTATTTCATTTCATCAATCAATTTTTCGGTATCACGTTTATTCTCTACGGTACTTTTGGAATAATAATTAACCGCATCAATGAATTGTGCTATTCGGATATAGTTGTAGCCGTATTTGATATGTAAATACCACGCCGCAAACATTATGGTGTATACTGTGCCATCGCTTATCGCCTCGTCCTCGACTAATTTGTATGACAGTAATGCTTTCTTTTTGTTGAACTTTTTGATACCGTGTTTCTTTGCTATTACTTCAAATCGCTTTAACAATTCCTTTTCTTGCTCTTGGCGTATTGCGTTTAACTCTTTTTCACGTTCGGCTCTGCGTTTCTGCTTTAATTTCTTCGCTACTTTATCTTTCACGCTCTACTCAACCTTTCTTATCCGGTACATATTCCGGACACTTTTCAATCCTATACGAATCATACGTCTTGCGTTGTACCTTTTCAGCAGTCCAACCCTCCACAGGCTGAAAGCAACTGCTCCACGAACAATCGCTGCAAGCTTTCTGACACGTCCAACATAATTGTTCTTTAGTCATTTTGCATCTCGTCTAATCTCTGAACATACTCGGTATAATACCATAGCAGTTCATCTCTGAATGCTTCAATAGCTTCTTCGGCTTTCTCCTCCGATGTAAAGTATATAGTATTTGGGCGTCGATAACGAATAGCATAAGTCACGAAAGGCTGATCATTAAAACAATCATAATCTATATAGTATTTCAAAATATTGTTATTTTTCCAATCAGATATAGAAATAGCCTTGTCATTTTGTGCCTGCCATTGTCTTAAACAACGAAACAGTTTATCTGCTCTTGCGTTGTTTTCAACAATGGTTTCATCATTATAGTAATTACCATTGTTGTAATATAGGTCATTTACCAGTGTTCCTCCGCCTCCTATCACTTCGTGTCCGTCATTGATTGTATCATCAACAAAATAGCTGTCGTCTTCATCAACTCTCTCATAGCCTGTTCGGCTTCGTTCCTCAACCAAACCTAATATTTTAGCCTGTTCCTCCGTCATTTCAACTTGGACGGTTTTACCATTCGCTTTTAATTCTACTTTCATTACTTTTCCTCCTTAATTTTATTTCACCTCAACGCTCACACCCTCGTGCGTGTGCCAATACAATTTGTAATGATATGGGTCTGTATGTGTCCCTGTTATATCCTCAACCGCATACATTGTGTATTCGTTTAAATACACATAGTTTTTCTTATACGAATTCTCACCCGTTTTAACAGTTATCACCAATTCGTTAGTTGTATTATTGGATATACTCATATATCCCTCCGCCTCAAGCACGATATTATCTGTTCGTGCATTGTAAACGGTGATTTTTCGTTCACATTCAAAATAATCTGCCTGTTTTGACATATTGTAGTTTACCATTTCCGCCTCCGAACACGCCGTCAGCATTACTGCTATGCAAAACATCATCAATATTCCAATTATTTTTATAAATCTTCTTTTCATTTACTTTTCCTCCGTTTATTTTCCTTGAAATTCCTTTAATCTGCCCTCTAAATATTCAATCTCATCTTTCCAATGCTTAATTAGCATTTCTTCGATTTGTTGCTTTGCGTCATCTATACTATCAGCCCACAATAGGTCATCGTCTACACTTAATTCTTCTGATATATAATAAAATGCTTTATCATCCATTTCATCTTGAACAAAACTCGCAATTACCTCATCATCATCTTCATAAAATGGGCTAAAACGAAGTTCGTGCCATTCTTCTCCAAATTCATTCTTTTTGACTTTCCATTCTTTCATTTATTATTCCTCCGTATAATCCTAACCTCATTTCCTATCTTAATTTGTTCGTAAAAGTCTATCATACCTATGTTTCCGGCTAAATCCAATGCTCCGAGCACTTTTGCATACCAAAACTCCGCCACATCACTGTTTATTGCTATTTTTATATTGTGCTTTGCATTTTCTATATAGTTATAAAACTCGTTTTTTAATTCTTCTTGTTTTCTTTTCTTAAACCTCTTTATCAAATTCATTGTTATTCCTCACTTTCTTTATCACAAAATCACTTCTTTGCTATCTTCCCATATCTCTGCCTTTTCAGCTACTAACGGAGCAAGTCCTGCGTCAGTTGACACCGTATATTCACCATATCCTTGTTCCATTAACTCTTTAAATTTTTCATAAAAATCTGCGACTGTCATTTTTTTATTCCTCAAACAATTCGGAATTATCATTCATATCGTGTATATTGCCTATAACACTGGCTGATTTCCCGTCACCGCACCAGTATAATAAATCTTCTCGTAGCGTCAATAACGGCTCATGTTGCCACTCTATGACAAAACCACAGTCATTACACGCACGTTGTCTGTCGTATGTATTTCTGTATTTAACTATTCCTAAACACGCTTTCTCCGTTGTGAAATGCGGTTCATATCGGAATATACTTCCCTCAAAAACTCGGTTTCCTTTTTTGTCGGTAACTCCTGTAAATTGTCCTACTGTTTCAGGTATAACCCTATGTGCCCAGTCAACATCATTTGATGAATTATCAATTATATACACTACTTCATCTTTGACATCATCAGCTTTTTGATGAAATATACCGCCCGTTATCCATTCTCCATTGTCTATACGTTTACCTCTGAATAGTATCTCTCGCATTATGTATCCTCCTAATACTTGCAATCAATTTCCAACTTGCTCGCCATTGCCACTCGAATAATTTTCAGCAATGTTTTATTTGTGTATTTCGGTAGCGACTTTTTGTTGTAGCCGCTACCCTTAAAACCTTTGTATTTTCCGCTCATTGAATCGCCCAACTCCAATCTAAATGTTGCCCGCATTCAACGCAATATTTATCGCCAAATAATATATCTGTACCATTGCCACAATTAGGACAAATGAGTTGATTGCCGTCGAATTCTATTTTTTGGGGAATTTGTTTTTTTAATGTTTTTTGTACAATAGCCAATGCCATATCTCGTTCGACAGTCATTTCGTCTTTTTGTATAGCATTTGTAATAACCTCTATTGCTTGTTCGTATGTCATTCCTCTTTTCATTGGCTCAACATTTTTATCTTCCTCCAACAGAGCCGTAAGCAACAGCAAATAATTTATACTATCGCCTATCTTTTCAGCCCACATTTCTTTTGATATTGCCTTGCCTTGCTCGTAATCATCAATCAAATCATACACGCTGACAGTATGCTTTGCCATCATACTGCCTAACGCTTTAACCGCTGTGCATTTCTGCAATTCACCTGCCACTTTGAAATTATGCAATCTATCATCGGTTGCATATTCTTCTGCTTTACTGCATAGAACGCTTTTACACGTTTCTATGCGGTTGTTTATAACTTCTTCAAATTGTTCAGTTCTCATATCGTCACCTCTTATTCGCACGGCTCGTACTTCGCGTGGAACACATCAGGCTTACACGGGTAATATTCCCCACGCAATCCCCTTATGATGTAATCGCCGACGCTTGCCTTCATATCGCCTTCTAATGTTGATATAAATATAACAGGCTCTAAGCCCTCTACACGGATAATATGTTTTTCTAATCCATTTGTAAATTTTATAATTTCATCAAGGTTATGCCCTTCCCATTGCACTGCCTCAATTTCACACGGTTTTGTTCTAAACTTCATTTTTGTTCCTCCATTAATTTTAACGTTCTTTTCAGTTTTTCGTCTGCAATTTTGTTTATTGTGTCATTGTCAATGTTAAATAAATATTGCAACTGTATCATCATTACAATTACATCCGATAATTCTTCCTCTATGCTGTCTTTAACTTCGTCCATTGTTTTTCTTACCGGTTGTCCGCTTTGTCTTATTCTCAAATACTTAGTCAATGCTTGCGTCAGTTCTGCCATTTCTTCAATCACCAATGGAATTTGTTTTCTTCCGTAATAATTTGCTATTCCCAACCAATCTTGCTTTTTGTATATTGGCATAACTGCGTTTTCTTCCAAATACTTTAGCGTGTGTAACCAATTCGCAAGCTGTTGGTGTTCTTCTACATACTCCAAACAATTTTTAGTTGCGACTTCTTCGCAATATTCTATTGCTTCATCGAGTGTCATAGTCTTTGATTTTATTTCTGTAGTTGAACGCATATTCCACGCTTCTCCGAGTTCATCATCTGACCTACTTTCATTAATAAAACCTACAGTCGCACCGCAATTTTGACACTCAACTTGAAATCGCATTTCATCATACACACCACCGTCAAGAAATGCTACTTCTGTGCTCCCACAGAATGGACACGGCTTTAATTCATTCCTCATTTTCTATTCCTCCAATTCGTCTATCTTCTCAAATATGTAATCTACTGCAGACTTCAAATCATTACCAACACTTTGAATGTTCTGTGGTGTCAGTTGTGAACCGACAAGCATTGTGTAACAAGTCTTTTCACTTGGTAATGCGATATTCACCGCTAAGCTACTTATCAATGCGACAATGAGTATTTTAAACCGCTTACTAAAGTATCGTTGTTCCTCTTCTTCGTTAAGATATTCATAAAGACTAACAACTACAATAAATCCCGCTACAAGCATAACTATAAACAATGCAGTTTTGAACTTGTCGCATAAATTAATTAAATAAATCAAACTCGGTCTAATTATCGGTGTATTCATTACTCATTTACTCCTTTGAATATTGGTTTATACTTTTCATCTGTCGGCGTGTTATACAATCCGCACGCCTCATATTTGCTACGCCAGTTTGTATTAGCCTCTCTCGTTATACCATACGCCTTGCATTTGCAGTGATGTTTTCCGTCAACTGCTATTGTTGTGAAGTTACAGCAATTACGGCATAAAACTCCTTCCATTTCGCCATATTCTCGGTACATAGCACCGATTTTAATTCTCTTTTTCTTCGCCATTTTCTTCCTCCTCAAAATCACTAACCACTTTTATAATTCTTATCATCACTTTCATAATAGTTTCATTTTCTATGTCATTACTGCTATATCCAGTATGCAGTAATGCGCTTGCTCTACCCATTTCATAGTAATGAACCATAAAATTCATGTTAAAAAACGAATTTTTTTCCGGAAATTGATTAAACATTCTTAATCTGATTTCTGCTTGCTCGAGCATTATATCTTGAACTGCCTCTTTTGCGTCTTTCAAGTTGCGAATTGAAGCAATGCAAAGGTCTATAAATTTTAATTTATTAAAATCTAAATTTTCTGTTTTTGCTTCGCCTAAATATTCTTTAAATGTCTTGCGAATAATATCATCGAAATCATACGGCAAACGCGTATTCATTTCTATTTCCACGCCCATTGGTAATTTAATAGTCATTGTCTTATTCCTCCATATCAACCCACGTTATCCCCACTGCATAAGCCGCCCAAATGTCGCTTTTGAAACCGTAAAACCAGTCAGGATTTTTCTTTGTTCCCTTGCCGTTCTTTAAATCGTGTTTTGCAAATCTGTCTATCAAAGCCCTGCGAATAGTTGCGTCGTTGGCTTTCATACTGTGACAGATGTTAATCTTTTCGTCTTTGCGTGTTATGTATTGAACGTCCTTTTGTAATTGCTTTGATTTTTCTGTAAATCTGCCTATCCACACACATGTTTCAAACACTTCACACCCAACCGGCATACCGTAACACGCCACCATTTCAATAACAACAACGTCCACTTGATATACTCTTATCAGACGTTCAAAACTGTCTAACAACTCATCATTATCGGTCTTTCCAAAGTCTTGTGGTTTCATTGTTTCTCCGTCAACAATGCACCAACCGCTTTGCATATTGCCGGGGTCTATAGAAAATACAATCATTACGTTTTCTCCCTCATTATTTTTTCAAGTTCGTCATAATCAAGGTTATCGTCTCTGTTAATACTAAGCTCATTTTCATTGCCTTTATACGCTCGCTTTGCACTTTGTACTTCCGCAAGCGTGGTACGTCCTGCGTTAAAGTGATTACGCAATATAGCCTCTATATACTTGTAATTACGTTTGTTGTTCTTTACAGCTTCGCTTATAGCATATTCAACGACATCTTCTGACATAGCATTAAGCCAATCATCTAAGCCTTGCAGTGTAATCGGTGTCAAAGGTGCTATATTGTTCTCATATAGCTTAACAATTCTTACAGGCAGACGTGGCAGTTCCCTTTCTTCTACTTTCTTTTCTTTTACTTTACTTTCTTCTACTTTCTTTTGTTCGGAAATGTTTACATTTTTGCTTGAAATGTTTACATTTTCATTTAAAATGCGTACATTCTTATAAATTTGGTCGACTTTAATTAAGAGGTACTCTTTTCTGACTTCAACTTCTTTACGGCGACTGACTGCCTCGAAGTATCTTTCTTGTATTCCTCTCGAAGTCAAGATTTGATACTTGTCATAAAGTTCACTGTCAAATATACCTCTTTTAATCGCGGCTCTCACTATTTCGGACACGGCATCACCACCCAAACCTACATTCTTTCCGAACAATAATGCAACGTCTTCTGTCCATTCACAATAGTAACCTTGCTGTCCGTATATCTTTTGGAACAACTTAACGACTATCGCAAACCCTTTCAGTCCAAATTCAGCCTCGATTAATTCAAATTTATCATCTAAATGTACGTTCAGCGGAAAGTAGTTAATTCCGTTGTTCATACACTACACCTCTTAAAACGGCAAATCTTCTTCATCACCGATTGTTGCAAAATCCTCACCGTATTGACTGTTTAAATTGTCTAAACCGCTGTCGGAAAAATCAGTATTTCCACCTGTACTGTTTTCAGATTTTGAACCGGTAAAGTATGCCTCATCTACAATAACTTCTGTCGCATACTGCTTTTTACCGTCATTACCGTCCCAACTTCTTGTTTGAATACTTCCGACTATGGCAATCATACTGCCCTTTTGGAAATATCGTGCGATAAATTCGCCTGTCTTACGCCACGCAATACAGTTGATAAAATCAGCCTGTTGTCCGCCGTCTTTTGCAAATCTGCGGTTTACGGCAATAGTAAATCTCGCGACTGAAAGATTGTTTGGTGTTTGTCTTATTTCAACGTCTTTTGTAAGACGTCCCATTAATATAACTTTATTCAACTCTTCCTTCCCCCTTAAATGCTCTCTTTAAAATCTCCTTTATATCTTTTTTTATGAGTTTTAATGATTTAATATTAAATCTTCCAATGACAATCGAATGTGTTACACAATTATTCCCTTTGCGTTGGTGCATTGAAATCAATGCACCGTCACATTCGGTTTCAATTACTTCGTTCGTGTATGTATCTTCTACTCTTATTTTTACCATTGCATTTCCTCCTGATTATTTCTTCAATCCAAGCACCTTGCACAAATATTCGTCAAGTTTTATTGATGTTAAATGATACTTGTTATTGAAGTCTGTTTTTCCTATTTTGTGTGCCTCCGTGTGGTGTAACCTACATAGCGGCTGAACTTCCTTGTCTAAGTGGTGTGTGGTTTTGCGATTTACACCGCTACCGACAGTATCGACGTGATGTATGTCGGCTTTCTTTCCGCACACCGCACAACGTCTTTTTGCACAACATAGATACAAATACCTGTCTATATCCTCTGTTATATTTAATAGACTGTCATTTGTCGGTATATCGTGATTTATGCATAGTTCAATGAGCCACGATATAAAATCTTTAGCGGTTGTCATATCTACGTCCGACAGACTGAATATATCAATATCCAAACACTCACAATAATTCAACGTAAGTTGCCTGCGAAGTGCTTCGTTATCACTCTTGTCTATTATGTACAGCAGTTTCATCAACCTCAATTCTTCTTGATACTCGCGCTTATTTGATATTCCGCTTATGTATGTACCTATATCGTTCACCAGTGCGAATATCTTACGTCTTTGTTTGTTCGATATACTCCGTCCGTCGTTCAAACGAATTTCACAATCTGTTATACACTTCTGTTCCAATGCGCTTGTATTGTCAAACGGTGCGACTATCGTAAGAAATTCGCCGTCATAGTCCTTGATTACACCCTGTATTTCCATTATTTCTATCCTCGTGTTGATGTAGATATACATATGAACCATTACGCCCGATGTTTTCGTAAATGAAATTATCACATTTTTGTTTGCTTAGATGTGTATGTAAAACACCACGCTCGTAAGCATACTGTCCTTGTCGCTCTTTCTCTCGTATTCGCTCTTGTATTTCTTCATCTATGTAATTTGCTTCTATCATATAAAGGTCGTAATTTTCAGCCTTTATGCCTTTCATACTGTTGGTGTCGGTTGCATATATCAGTCTCTCGTTGTTCATAAATATTCTATATCCGAAGTTTGGTACATCGTGATACAGCTTTATAGGTGATATTTGAAACAATCCATAATTGTATGTCTTGCCCGCCTCTACAACGTCTATATTGCTTTTATCGACACCACATTCAACCAAATCATTTAACAGGTGAACTCCCACCGCAAACCGTAATGTTGGGCGGTTATTCGCCAACGCTTTAATTGTTCGCCTGTTAAAATGGTCCGAATGGATATGTGTTAATAACACAATTTTTATATTCTTGTATACGTCCTTTAACGCTCTAAACGAAACGCCGCAATCTATGAGTATAACATCATTAATAACTACGGCGTTCCCCTTACTACCTGTGCTGATGATGTTGTATTCCATATCAATCAAAATCATCAAGTGACATAGGCTCGTCTGCTTCTTCTGTAGGAACATTTGGCTGTTGTTCCCCAAAATCATCAGGTTCTTGCTGTTCAACTTCCGTATACGTCGTATCAATTGTATCTATGTATTCTGTTTCGCCGTCCTCGTTGATTACTGCCATATCCTTTGAATAAACGTCTTGCATTTCAATGGACATAATGCCCCATTTGGAGATTAGCTGACGTAACATAGTTTTATATGCCATACCGTCAAAATCTTTTTCCCAAAATGTATAACCTTTTCTTGCTTTGTAACCTTGCGAATACTTCAATGCGTGTTGCTCCATTTTTGACTTAGACCAATAAATCGCTTTTTTAAAACCGTTCTGATACTCGAACATTGCATAATAGCCGATTGTTTCGGCTTGCTCTCTTTGTTCTTCGTCGTCAATTAACTGTACTTCTATTTCTTCTTCCAAAGGGTCAAACTTAACGAGTTCGCTTTTTTTGATAGCAAGTACATTTAGCTTTTTATAATATCCACTGCGTATCGCAAGCTGAATATATCCCTTATATCCAAGCTGAAATTGTGCCTTTTTACAATGATTTTTGTTATCATTAAATGGCACAAGGTAATATTGTCCAAGCTGTGGTGACGGAGATAAGTTAAGACTTTCACCGAGCAATGCCGCCGACACTATCGTTCCTGCCTCGCACTCTTGTAGTGCAGGATTGGCAGACACCGCCGAAATGATAGATGATGTAAAACGTCTTGCTCGGTTCGGGTCTTGCAATGTGTTATTTATAGCCCTCTGGAATTTATCCGTTGTAATCGCCGTACTGAATGACGGTTTTTGTCTTGCAATTTGATTATTCATAACGAATACCTTCTTTCTTCATAAATTCTTTTAATTGCTTTAACTGTTGTCGCGTGCCGTATGCCTTAAACTGTACCGCAAATATTTTTTCTTCTTGCGGCTTAATCTCTGTTTCTACCGGCTTGATTACTTCCGGTGGTGTGAGCGGCTTTTCTATTTGCTCATCAACCTTTTGTGAGGCAACTTCTTTTTGTATCTCTGCTCTTTTTCTTTCAATCTCTCTTTCTTTTTCCTCTTGTATAGCCTGCATACGAGCCTTGACGACTTGAACTGCTTCCGATACGTTGAGGCTTTTCTTGTACTCGACAAGTATAGCTTCTTTGTCCTCTTGTGTTTCAATCATTTTTAAATCGCAAGATACTCTGTCAATGGCATCTTTTACGGCGTTTTTTAATGATTTCATACTTGCCGACATTGTTATGTTAATACCGAGCTTGTCAAACGTAAGAAAATCAATATTTTTTGAGGCTACATACTCGTTAAAATATTCAACAACTTCTTGTTTCTTGATGTCTTTTATACCGTTTTCAACACTGTTTATTTTTGTTTTCAACTGTGCGTCTGTGTCTTTGTAAACACTCATACAGTTTTTAAACTTGTCCTGCACCGCCTGTATCGGTGCTATCGCTGTTTCCATAGCCTCTTTATAGCGTTTTTCAAGTTCCGTGCGTTCTTTTGTTAATGCACTTCTCATTGACTTTATTTGCTTGTAATTATCCTCCGTACACTCATATTGCAAGGCACTTTGTGTACGTTCCTGAATAATCTCTTGCAGTTTGTCCAACTGCTCCGATATAACCGGTAGTTGGTTCACTGTAATAAGTCCAAACTCACCCTCTGCATTTTCTAATATCTTAATATCTTCACTCATATATCTACCTCTCCTGTCCTCGCAAATTCCTCTATGCAGTTTTCGCAGACAACTATATCTGCGATTTCGTAGTATTTGTCGCCTACAAATATAGGCTCATTGCACTCGTCACAAGTACAGGCAACTACTTCCTCGCCACAACTGTCCTCACCGTAATTGCCTGTTATCTCTTTATCAACATCAATGTATCCGAACATTTGACATTTTCCTTTCTATGTGTTAAAATATCGATGTGTTATAATATATGCCGTTGAACGGTATTGCGGAGGAAAATTAAATTCCCCCGCTTTTTTATTATTCAATTATATGTACATTCGGTACCTCTTCAAGCAATTCTCTTAGCTTGTCCGCAACATTCTTTACTGCCTCGCGTTCCCAAGCTCCACCGTCTGCCTCAAACAGTGCCGCTCTTCCGTCTTTAAGTCTGATTAAGAAATCACTTTCCGGTTGTTCAACCTCTAAAAATGTTCTGTATGGTTTCAACGTAACAATCGGCTTAATTCTCTGTTCACCTATCAACTGAATACCACTCTTGACAGTTGCCGACTGCGTGATACCGTCGTCTTTTGTCTGTACACTCTGTTGGTCTGTTATGTTACCAAGCAACTGCACAAGATAATCTCTGTCCTCTGTCGGTGCAAAACGTGATTTTAGGCAGATAATCATATTTTCAATGCTTATATACTCGTTAAAATCGAAACCGATAAATTTTGCTTCGGCAGTAAAAGGTCTTTCACGTTGCATATCATCTCTGATTGCACCGAACACGTGTACTCGTTCTGCTGATGTTGCTCTGACGAACAGCGGAAGATTATACTCGCTCATCTCTTGTTTTATCATCTCTGCCAAACTGCTTAGACTTGAAAGGACTATTGTATCAGCAAGTTTGTTTTCAACCCTATATAAGTGCTCGTCCGAAAAAGTGCCTTGCACTGTTTCAATCACCTTTGGTCCTGTCATATCCTCGATTTTTTCAATAAACTCTCTATCAATCATTATCTTTATCCTCCTTTAAATTACATTGCTTTCTTAATCGCTATAATCTTTGGCTCGTCTTGCTCCGAGCCGTCTAATGCCATTTGCCCCGGTACTTGTGGCAACATTTCAACCAATGCTTTGCCCTCGTCCGATTCCGTCAAGTACAACGCACTTTCAATGTTGTTCGTTGGTGTCAATGTTGACTTAACCTGTGTTGACATTTTGATGTTCTGTCTTTCGCTGTCCGGCTTTAGTGATAACGTCAATGTTATCTTTCTTACTGCGTCCGCCTTGGTGTTTAGGTCGGCGATATTATCAACGACCTTGCTTAGCTCATAATCCAATCTTTCACCGATTGCGCCACGAGCGACCTCTAATAAATTTGCATTACCCACTTTTTATCATTCCTTTCTTGATTTTTTATTTTTTTGTGGTATAATATATGTAAAACATAGATTAATCTATGTAATTACCTTTGACCGTTTACGAGTGCCAGCTCTAACGGTCTTTTTCTTTTGCAACAATATTGATATACGGCTCACCATTATTCCACGAATGGCGTATTTCAAAATCAGCACTACCATTAATCAATATTTTTGTGTTACTGCCAAGTGCAGTTAATATCGCGATAAATTCTTCATTATTGTAGTTCTCTACTTCATTATTCATCTTCTTTCACCTCCATATTCTTTTTGACTAAATCTTTCAAATACTTCTTAACTAATCTGTAATATCTTCCTTTTACGTCTTCGGTCGAAATAGTATCCGTTGAAAATGTAAAGTTTTTGATTATATTGAACGGTTCAGTTTGATATATTTCTATACATATCATAGCTGTAAATGGATTTTCATCACCTATCATATGATACATAGCAATAGGTGCTTGCTTATGTCTTTCTGCAAATAAATTAATCTGCAAACACAAATCGTGCAATTCTGTTATTTGCTTTGCTGTCATTGTTTCTTTCCTCCGATAATCTTCACAACACTCATTTCAAGCGGGTGTTTTGACTTGATACGATTTGTTATCCCATATCCTTTTGCTATGTATGCCTTAACCGACTTGTTGTCATCGGCGTTTAAAACCACTACATCATCTCTGCCCGTCATTACTACATATTTGTTCATTTGAAAATATTCCTTTCACCGTTATTTTCTGCTTTGAGTGTCCCTTGCACTCTTTTGCAAATGCGTTAATCATCGGAAATACTTCTCTGTGAAAATATTCTTCCGTTTTCTCATTCTCTGTTTTTGGTTTTCTTTTTAACATTCTTCCTGTCCCTTTCTGCCAATTTCCAACTTATGATTAGTCCGATACCGAAACTAATCAGCGCAATTCCTATTGTGTTCATATGTTTTACCTCTCTTTCACTTGTGCCTGCAAGGTATTTAATTTTTATGACATCTCTCTTGCTAACTTAGCGACAGAGATATATCCTTTATTAAAACCAAATAGCTCTAATACTGTTTTTCTATTCAATCCGCAGAACGTCGCGACGTTTTTGACGTTCAACATTTCCTTGTCAGGATAAACCTCTTTAATTCGTTCGAGATTATCCCTGTATGATGGCTTCTCTAACGCCATTTTACTCACCTTCTTTCTATCAAGTTGCCTTTAGGAAACTAACTCTGCAAAAAAAATATTCATTATTTTTTCTTCATCTAATCCAAGAATAGATGCAATCTTTTGAATTTCTTCTTGTTTAAAGCTTGTTTCCCCTTTTAATCTGCTATATAGGCATTTTTTTGATACGCCTAACCTCTCTGCAAGTTGCGGTTTTGTTAAACCCTTTCTTGCAATTTCTGCATTTAAGTCGTCTATGTTCATTTAATCACCCCTTTCTTTGTTTCCTTTAGGATACTTTTATGATAACACATAATTCTTACCATATCAACCCCTTTAGGAAACTTTTTAAAACTTTTTTGAAAAAATAGTTGCTTTTTTGAAACTATTATGTTAATATGTACTTATAGAAAAGAGGTGTTTACATTGGATATAGGAACAATTATAAGAAATAGACGTTTAGAACTTAATTTAACTCTTGAGGAAATAGGAAATGCCGTTGGAGTCAGCAAAAGCACAGTTCAAAAATGGGAGAATGGTTTTATATCTAATATGAAAAGAGATAAAATCTCTGCATTAGCAAAGGTTTTAAATATTAATCCAGTTACTTTAATTACAGGTGAATATCCTGTTTCTCTACCCGACGGAGCAGTACCATACAATCCCGTGATGCACAGAATACCTATCTTAGGAGATATTGCGGCGGGTCTACCGATATTTTCGGAGGAAAATTACGAGGGATATACTTATACGGAATTAAATCACGGTGGTAAATATTTTGCTTTAAAAGTAAAGGGTGATAGTATGACTGCCGCAAATATTCCCGATGGGAGCCTTGTAACCGTTCGCGTACAGCCGACGGTTGAGAACGGTGAAATTGCCGCCGTCCGTGTTAATCACGATACATTTACAATAAAGCGCTTTAAGCAAGAAAAAAATATTGTAATGCTTATGCCACAATCATACAACCCTGAACATCAAACACAAATTTACGACTTAAAGCAAGATAGTATTGAAATAGTAGGAAAAGTTGTTGAATGTAAAGTCGGATTTTAATATTTGGAGAAAAAGGCGTTATGTTAAATATATTTTTAAAAATTTTTGTACCCTTATTATTCTACCCGACGATTTTGGGATACATATGGGTGGTTTATATTCTTTGGCAAAAATTCGGACCTAAAAAAGAAAAATTTTGGCGTGAAAGTGCTAATGGCAAAATTCTAAGAATGTTTTTTCTTGAGCACGAATTGCAGGACATTATTGAAAACCCTCTTTGTCGTGAAATAACTGAAGATGATAGAGAAAAAGCGAGAGAATTACTCTATATTGTTGAAAGCTTAAGCTTTAACTCAGAGTTTATATCTTTGGAACAGCAATCAAAATGTGATAAATTTAAACAAATAGAAACAAATACACTGAGATTTATAAGTTTTAATTATTAAGAAAAGTAATGCAACCTAAGAGGTTGTAAAGAAAAGCTCGTCGAACAGAGAGTTAGAGATTATTGTGAGGGGTAATTATATGAAAAAAATGAAAATAACTTTTGAAGAAGATAATAAGTCGAAAATCGAATATAAAAATTATCCTCGTATAGATGTTAATAGAGTGTGTTCCGAGAGTGAGGATACTATTGAGCAAATGCAAGTTGAACATATTAAAAAGATAAAAAAGAAAGTTCTATTACGCTATCTATTACCTACTGTTATTGTTTCTGTTTTGTTTATTGGCGGGTGTGCAACTTTATCTTTACACTTGAATTCACAAGTTACAAAAATATCTGCAAAGAATGAAGCAACTGCAAAAAGAGCCGAGAGTTTAGCAGAGGAAGTCCGTACATTAAGGCAAAGCGATAAAACAGATGTTGAAGATAGACTTCAAAATTTAATTGATGCAGCAAAAGATAGAGAAAATCACGAAAATAGCCAACAAAATAATGATTTTAATAACACGAGGCTTTGCGAAGTTCCCGACTGTAATTACAGAGCCAACAGAGGTAGTTACTATTGTTCTTTACACGAATGTTCGCAAGCTGGTTGTCATAATCCAAGAGCGAATGATTTATCTCAATATTGTGTTGACCATAAATGTATTATTACTAATTGTAACAGACAACGTAGTTCAGATGGTTTCTACTGTTCAACTCATTCAAAATAATAATATTAAAATTTAGGAGGAAGTTAAAATGTATGAAGAAGTTAAAGGCGTAAGAATACCTGTATTTGATAATATCAGGTGCATATCAAAAGAAGATTTTGAAAAATTACCTGATAAGCAATTTTATCAAGTGATGTCAGAAGAACCCGACGGCAAATTACTTGTCGGTCATTTTGCACCGAAAAAGAAATAAAAAATTCTCCGACCGCTACCAACAGTCGGAGAATAAGATATAGAGTGTATTGCATATGATACACATATTCGCAAAATTATTGTATCACATACACTCTATTTTTGCAATACTAATTTTAAAAAAAGGAGTGTATTAAAATGAAAAAGAGAAAAGACGGAAGATACTTAAAAGTCGTCACAATAAATGGTAAACGGTTATACTTTTATAGTAGCAAGACAACAGAACAGCAAGCTGAACGTGATATAAATCGTCAAATACTTTCTTACACAAAGCAAGAGGAAAAAGGCAAGCTATTTGGCGATGTAGCAGAAGAATGGGAAGAAGAACATTTCCCAAAGATTGAATATAACACCGCAAGACGCTACAAGGTTTTGTTGAATTATGCAATCGAAGAATTTGAAGGCGTTTATATCAAAGATATTCAGCCGATTGACGTTGAACAATATCTAAACTACTTTGTCAGTCGTAATTATTCCTCGAAGTCGATAAAAGATACTTTGTCTGTGTTAAGATTAGTATGTAAATACGCCTGCATTAAGGACTATATTACAGCTGACCCTACAAGATACATAACACCACCAAAAGGAAAAGCCTCCGTCAAACGTCAAGCATTAACCGAAGAAGAAGTTAAGATAGTAAAAAACAGTGTGAATACCGAGTACGGACTATTCCCTTTCTTTTTACTGTATACCGGATTAAGACGCGGTGAAGCGCTTGCATTGCAGTACAAGGATATTGACTTTAAAAGTAAAGAAATCAGTGTATATAAATCAATATACTACGAAAATAATAAGCCTCATACAAAAGGAACAAAAACCGAAAACGGTGTAAGAAAAGTTGTATTACTTGATGTACTTGCGGAAAATTTAAAAAAAGGCAAACCGAACGATTATGTATTTTCTATGGATAACGGTATAAGTCCTATGGGACGTTCTACTTTTGAAAGACATTGGAGAAAGTATAAAGAAGAAACAGGGCTTAACATAACGGCACATCAACTGCGCCATACATACGCTACAATATTGTTTGAGGCAGGAATAGACGTTAAAGACGCTCAACATTTATTAGGTCATAGTGATATATCTGTCACAACAAATATCTATACACATATTCGTGCAAACCATTTTGAAGAAACCGTAAAAAAATTAAACAGCTATAATTTTTAGTCAAGCATTAGTCACAATACTTATAAATGCGTGTATTGTGGGAAAGTTATGGGGTTCAAATCCCTCCTTCTCCGCCAAAATGTATAAACCGTATAAATGCTTGAATATCAAGTGTTTATACGGTTTTTATTAGTATTACAATAAATTCGGTATACTTATTTTAGAAAAACATTCAGATAGGGGGATTTTTATAGCGAACCCTGCTCCGTGAAGAGACCGATTATTCTTTTTTATTGTATATTTATCTATATATGATATTTTTAGGAATTTCTTTATTCAAATTATACTCTTCCGTAATCAATACTCTTGATAGATGATATGCTGACTTACAATCATTACACCATATTTCACCATATCCGACTCCTCCGACATTTCCTACAAAAGTATAATCTGTATTATTACTGCCGCAATGAGGGCATTTTCCGCTTGTTTTTGTTATTGCTATACTTTCTAAGTTTTTAATCCATTTCATGTCACAACACCCCCATAATATATAATACCATAATTTTATTGTATCACATTTTTATTTTTTTCAACTGTAAATTCGCTTTACAAATATAATCATATTGTTTATAATAGTATTATAAACAATACACAAAACACAGGAGCATATA